TGGTGCTGATGTAGTCGAAGATGCGTATCTGCTTCTGCCAGCTGAACAGGTAGATGCCGATGCCGCTCCACAGCTCGAGGCGCAGGCGCGTGCCGGCCGGGCACGACAGGGTGGGCGTCCACGACAGCCCGGTCATGTTGTAGCTGCTGTCTAGCAAAATGTCCGTCGTGTCGTCGTAGATCTCGCCGGCATACTGCGTGTTGGCTTCCGGCCCGTCGGACGGGCTCCACTGCGCGTTGACCAGCTCGGACAGTCGGTTGCGATGCACCCACGTCACGGTGAAGCCGGCTGCGGCGATCGCTGGGAATTCCACCGCATCGATGTTCACGCCGCCTGGCGGGTACGGACGCACGTGGCGGTAGACCATCTGAAGCGACATCTCGGTGGCCGCGCTTATATCGAGCATTCCCGCGTCCGTGCGAGGCAGGATCTTCGCATCGACGAAGTCACCGCCTGCGTACTCGTTTCCGTATGGCCAGTTGAAGATCGTGAGCGGCACGCCGTCGAGCAGCCACAATCTAGTGCCTGCCGGGTGGTGCGCCGCGGTGGTGTCCCACAGTGCGCGTATGCAATCGATCGCCGTGACGACCCCGTCCGAGACCGTGGCCCCTGTAATAGCGATGAACTCTCCCGCATTCGGGTTGTTCCCGAGGATGGCGGTCTTGGGGAACTCCATGTCGGGGCGCAGGTTGGAAGCGGTCACCCCGACGCTGACGTTGGCAGAGGCCTGCCCAAGCGCCGCTGACAGCTGGGCCGTGTTGTTGAACGGCATCGACTTTCCGCTGAGCGCGTAGGCGTCTACATCCTTGCGACTCCACATGTCATAGTCGATCTCGTAATAGTTCTGCCGCGCCGCCACCGTGGTGATCCACCCGGGGCCGGGCGGCATGACGGGGCCGTAAATAGGGCCGAGAACCTGCCGCGCCATCCAGTAGGGGGCCTCGTACAGGCCTTGGACCGTGATCGCGTCAGGGGTGGTGTCTTCGTCGTAAAGCGACGGCTGCAAAGCGATGTAGTTGGCGTCTGCCAGACCGTAAATGTCCTCGACGAACTGCACCGTCAGCATGTTGTTTTCGATGTCGCCATAGTCGACATCGGTGATGCGGATGATTATGAAGCCGATGTTGCGCTTGGCCCACTGCAGGCCGAACACGGAGCCTGGGATGATGGTCTTCCAGTGCTCGCGGTTGCAGGTGATGGTGCCCTTGGCCAGTGGCGTCGAGCGGGCCTTCAGCTCACGCGTCAGCGCCCTTCCTGCCACATCCACCCGGCTGAACATCGAGCGGTCGATCGACTCGGAAACCGTGAACCCCTGCGACTGGATGGAGGCGAGGTTGTGATCCGCCAGCGGCACGGCCTTGTTGGTCGCCTGATCGACGTAGGTCAGGATGACCTGGTTGACGATCTCCCCCTGCCCCGGGCGCTCGAACGACGGCATGTCGATGATTATCGACTCATCGAGCAGCGTCAGCCCGTCGTGATCGTAGTCATCGCGGATCAGCGTGATCGTGATCTTGCCGGTCGACATGTCCTGGCCGATCGCCGCGCCAATGTGATCGAGAACGATGCGGATGAAGTCCTCCACCGGGCCTTCCCTGACCCACATCGTCGAGATCCCCATGCCCTCGGTGTAGCAGGTGTCCGCGGCGGCACGCCAGTTCGTGTCGTCCAGCATGGCGGGGCTGCGGCGCATGCCGCCCCATGACCTGTTGGTTATGCACTCGTAGAGCACGTGTACCGCGTTCATGTCCCCGCTGGGTTCGGACAGCTCGTCTAGCACCTCGGCTTTCTCGGGATACCACGCCGTCGTTCCGGCGCTGGAGATCCACCCCTGCAGGATGCGCTTGCACTTGAAGCTCCACGGCTTCAGGTACGAGGAGTTGGCCGAGACGAGACCGTGCCGATAAATGAGAGACACGACGCCGAAGTACGCCGGCTGATCAGCTCCCTGCTTGGTCGTCAGGTAAGCGTTGGCCGTCTGACCGGCGCCTCCAAGCATCACGTCTAGCGGCCCGGCGATTCCGCCCTCAGCCTTCCTTCCGCCGAACAGGTCAGGCTTGTTCAACGTGACAGTTTCATTTTCAGTAATCTCTGACGTGTACACGTCCGAGGTGTCGACCATGATCTTCAGCAGGGAGTCTATCGGCCCGTAGCAGGCGACGAAGTGCATGCCGAGGTGGTAGTTCCGTGTCTTCACGCCATCCTTCGTCTGCGTATCCGACGCGAAGTCGCCGTGCCACACGACGTTCGGCCCCGTGATGGTCTGCGTGCCGAAGATGACCGGGATGCTGCGATCCTCTTCTGCGGTAGGAACATCGAAGTCCTGCAGCGTGAGTGACTTGGTTTTCGGCGCTCGCGGTCGCGTGACAATCGCCACGATCAGCGAGATCGCAAACATGATGACTTGAGCCCAGAACATATTCAGTGCCTCACGGGGGATTTAGCGCGGCGATCTGGCTTCGTATCGCGGCAAAGTTGTCAGAATTCGGGACGTACGTGTCTATCTCCTGATAGTTGCCGAACCCGTTCTTGAACACGTTGACCGTGCGCATGTAGGGGAAGCCGCCGTAGTTGATCCGGTTGTTGAACGTCGCGTGGCAGGTAGCAATCTTGCGGTCGCAGCCTGGGTAGATGACCACCGTGGCGCCGATCGTTACCCCCGTAAACGGCTGCATCAGGCCCAGCACGTTGGCCAGGTGTCCCTCGATGTAGCGCCGCTCGAGGTGCGTGCCGTTGTTCCACTCGACGTAGCCGCCGGCGTAGGGAATGCCGAGGCCTGATGCCACGGTAATGGCAGAGCCGATGAGGCCGGTGACCGTGGTCGTGTGAGCCCATGTGGCGCTGTTCACCTTGCAGGTGTCCGCGTCGTAGAGCGCGTAGGGGCAGCGCTTCGTGTACCGGCGAGCCAAGCCGTTGCGCCCGAAGCTGACCGTGATTGGCTCGCAGGTGATCTCGCACTCGTCCGTCTCTGTCCACACGGCGCCGAGCGCGGTGCCTGACCAGACCAGATCGGTCAGGCCGAGGCCGCCCTCGTTGAAGCGCTTGATGATCACTTCGACAGGGAAAGGTGGCGCGGTGGGGGTGAACAGCGCAGCCACCGGGTTCATGCTGTCGACAGTGATCACCACGCCGTTCTTCGCCTGCTCGGTGGACGCGGCGATAGGGCCGACGCTGATGACCTTCGGGATGTAGGTATTGGCGCCAACAGTCTCTGCCAGCGCGGAGGACGTGTAGTAGAACGTCTCGGTGCCGCACACGAACTCGAACAGCTGCTTGACGATGTAGGGAGCGATTTGCATGGACGTTCTCCCTTAAACCACGGTGTCGCGGTCGGTAATGAATGACAGGGACATGCGTGCCTCGGCGAACTGCGTGTGTTCCCAGCGCAGCTCCACCGTGTCTGACGCCAGTCTGGCGCAGTGCAGCCACATGATCCGGTCGACAGCGGCGACTGCCAACGCGCTGCCCAGCGCTGCGCCGATGGTCACGGTGCTGGTGCCGTTGCCGTTGTCGACGATGTTGCTCACCTCGCACGGCCAGCACACCCCGCTCTTGGAACGGATCATGAGGTGCTGTCGGCCCGGCGCCGGAGGGTAGGCCGTGTAGTTGTACTTCACAACGATCGTAGTGTCGGCCGCGCCAATCGGATTGACCAGCTCGAAGTCCCAGCCCCACGACGGGGTCCAGAACGCGTTCATGCGCCCGTGCCGGCGCGCCAGGAACTGTCTGAACTTGTCGATGGCCGCGCGCCCGTTGAGGAACCAGCTGCCTTGCATCACCTGCTCTGGCAGCATCCAGGTCAGCAGGCCGTAGCTGTTCTCGCGGAACGTGCCGACGCGCCGGTCGATCAGCTGCGTGAAATGGCGCGTGTCGAGCGGGATGTCGTTGGCCCAGTTCGGCTCGTGCATCCACAGCTCGTGACCGGCGTACGTGAAATCCGCGGTGCCTACGGGCAGGAGCAGCGGGTTGTTGCGCGGGTCGAACAGGAACTGCGTCTCGGCGCGCGTGACGTTGGGGGTAACCTGCGTCAGGCTCAGCTGGAAGTCGTTGTCCAGATGCCCGCGCGCGCAGGGGACGATCGTCGTGCGCGCGGGCCAGTCGTTGGTGATGGCAGATGTCAGCACGATGTTGTTGGTCGAGGCCGAGCTCACCTGCTTCACTTCCACCTGCCGCCCGTCCGCGCCCATGAACGCCACGTACGAGCCGGTCGTCACGCTCAGCTCGAGGCCCGGCGTCTGGATCGTGGTGGACCCGCTGCCGGCGGTGCTGGTCACCACGTTGCGGTGTGGCCAGAACGGCAGGTAGAAGTAGTAAAACGAGCGGCGCCACGTCAGGTTGCGCAGGAACGCCGCGTCGTTGCGCTGCAGCAGGTAGCGCACGCTGAGCGACACGCGGGGCTGGTCGCGCACTCCCACGCGCTGCTCGTCGCCGTTGTTCGCCCGCATGATGTCGGTCATCCACTCCATGCGCTCGATGACGCCGTCCGACCAGTCGGGCTCGAAGGGAAACAGATCGCCGGTGCTGTAGGTCATGAGTTGAGCGTCGTGTTGATGCGGCCCTTATTGGCCCGCATGAAGTTGAGGATCGTCTTCGTGCCGGCCGGCGAGTTCAGGGCAGACTGCAGGACGCTCGGGGAGTCGATCGCGTTGATCGTCGTCATCTCGACCTTCGGCGCGGCTTGGCTCGGCGCGGTGGCCAGCCCCGGCGCCGGCGCCGCCTTGCCGATCTGCGCCTGCGCATCTCCCACCACCCCGCCGGCGGCATACCCGCGCATGGCGCTCTTGTTCAGGCCGTTGATGAAGTCCGCGCCCAGCAGCGCGGTGGCCGGCTGGTTGAGGATCGACTCGCCGTTGGCCACCTTGATCGGGCCGGCAGGGCCGACAGCCAGGATCGAGTCGCTGGTGCCGGTGCCGGGGCCTTGGATCAGGGAGTCCTTGAGCCCGGCGCTCTTGTCGAACACGACGCCCGTGGCGTAGCCGGGAATGTAGTCCTCGTCTCCCGGGCGCAGGACGGTCACGCTGCCGCGCGCGCCGGCTGGTGTCGGCAGGTTGGTCGGGCCGGAGGTGGTCGGGCCGTCAGGGGTCGTGCCGGGGATCCCCTCGCCGACGCCCCACGTCGTGGCCGTGCCGCCGATGGCCCCGGAAATCGCGTTGCCGGCGGCGCCCATGGCGTAGTTCATGCCCGCCTCGACGAGCTTGTCGGTGATGATCGAGGTCACCGTCTGCTCGCGCGAGATGTTGGCCTGCGCCATGGCCGCCGACGCGCCGGCCTTCAGGGCCTGCGTCACGCCACCCAGAACGACGCTGGTCTTCTTCAGGTCGCCGGCGGCGCCGCCGATCTTGTCGGCAGCCGCTCCCAGCACGTCTGTGCCGGGCGTGGAGGCCGCCGCGCCTCCACCCTCAGGGCAGCACTGGGGCGGGGCGTTCGCCGCCTCCAGCTGCATCTGGGCGGCTTCCTGCTGCATCTGGGCGGCTGTCTGCTGGACCTGGGCGGCCTGCTCGGGCGAGGTCGGCAGGGGAACGCCGCTTTCGGGCAGCTTGGCAGGGAGGGAGCCGAGGTCGATCTCCTCCAGCCCGTCGTCCTTGCCGAAGCCGAAGATCTTCTGCAGCCAGTCCACCGGCTTGGCCAAGGCGCCGCCCTCGCGCGGCTTGCCCTTCTCGTCCTTGCCGATACCGAGGACGTCGCCGATCCAGCCCCCGACCTTGGTGATGACGCCGCCGGCGCCTTCCGGCGCTGCCGCGCCGCCCTTCACTCCGTTCAGCACCTGCGTCAGCACACTGTTCAGCGCGGTGCCGATCATCGTGCGCAGGTTGTTCATGGCCCATTCGTGCAGCCATGCGCGCAGGCCTTCCTTCAGGTTGCCCGTCTCGTCAACGGCTTGGGCCAGCACGTCGGCCAGCGAATCGACGGCAGAGACGAAGTTGTCCTGCAGCGCCTCCCCGAGCAGCTCGACGGCGTAGGCCGAGGCGCGCAGCTTGCCGGCCAGCGTGTCGAGATCGAACGCCTCGCGGATCTCGTCGCCCATGTCGTTGGTGATCTGGATCGCTTCGAGCTGCAGCGCGGCGAGGCGCTGGTCGGCGACGATCAGGGCGTTCTTGGCGGCGAGGGCATCGACGTCGGCGAGGTACTTCTCGTTGCCGGTCAGGGTGGGATTCGCGGCGCGCGCCTCGGCGATCGCCAGCCGCTCGGTGGCCACCGAGCGCTCCAGCACGGTGCCGGCCCGGTCGGCCCGGTTCTTTTCCAGCCGGGCCTCGTCAGTCGGCGTGGCGCCCACCCGCTCCAGCCGGGCGTCCAGCTCCGTGTCCCCGGTGGTGAGCGGGGTCGCGGCGAGTACCGCGGCCATCTCCAGCCGCGCGGCGCCGAGCAGGTCCAGCAAGCGCTTGAACTCGTCGCGGTTCTGGATCAGGTCGCGCAGGAGGCGCTCGCGCTCGGCGAGGTCGGCTTCCGTGAACTCCCCGCTCTGCGAGAGCAGCTCGGCTTGGCGGCGGTAGCCGGCCAGCAGGTCGTCATTGGCCTCGTCGATCGCCTGCAGGTTGGCGAAGAAGGCTTCGACCCCGCCGCCGGTGACCCCCGCATCGGCAATGTCCAACTCAGCCGTCTGCTTCTGCAGCTGGCTGAACTCTTCGAGGCGCTTGATCTGGATGCGCTCGGCGTTTTCCTTGGCCGCGAGGATGGATTCTGCGGCTTCCTCGTCCAGCGCCGCCGTCTCCCCGCGCAGCTTGGCCAGCTGCTCCTGCAGGGCAAGGTTCTTCTCGGCCGCGTCCTTCCCTTCGCCGTTCTCCTTGATCTGGCGCTCCAGCTCGCCGATCTTGTAGGCGTTGATGGATTTCGTCAGGGCGGCTTGGCGACGGTAGAGGTTGTCCGCGCTGTCCGTGGTCAGCTCGGCATAGTCCTCCGAGACAAAGCCGCGGCTGCCCTTCTGGATCCGCTTGATACGGGCGTCAAGTTCCTCTCGGTCCTGGTAGACGCCGGTGAGCCCGATAGCCGCGTCTTCACGGGCCTGCTGCTCGCGGGTCTTGGTGCGGCCTTCGCCGTTGCGCCGGGCCGCCTTGATGGCCTCCGAGACGCCATAGCTCGTGTCGCTGAGCACCGGGCGCTCCGGGGCGCCGCGGTTCAAGGAAACGTCGGGAGACGTTTCCGCGTCGAGGATCGCCTTGATTCCCTCGGGGGTGGGGTTGCGCCGCGCCTTTTCGAGGATACGATCCAGCGCGAAGGCCGCCTCGGGGCGGTATTGCGCAGTGTCTTTCAACCCCAGCTGGAAGTCCTTGTCGTCGCGCTTCTCGATAGCGTCCGTCAGGATCTGCCGGTATCCCTCTTGCAGCTTGGCCGCACGCGCTTCCTGCCCGGCCGTGACGGCCTTTTGCCGGTTGGCCAGCGGGCCAGCGACGACGCCTTCCAGCGCCTCGGCTTCCTCGACACGGGGCGGCAGCAGGTAGCGCCCGCCAGGGCCGACGCGCCGCTCGCTGCGCAGCCCTTCGGCTGCCAGCTTCAGCTGTCGTGCGATGCGCTGCAGGATGCCGTCGGCATTGGCCGTAACGTCCGTCACCCCTTGGTAGATGGCCGCGATCGCCAACTTCAGCTTCTCGGCATCGCCGTTGCTCTCGGCGATTGCCTTGGCAATCTCGGCCGCGACCAGATCTTCCTGCTCCTGCTGCTGCTCAGCGGTGATCTCGTCCAGCCCTTGGGACATGATGTCGCTGGTGTACTGCGCCCACAGGCGCAGGTACTTCTCGCGCTGCTCGATGGAGACCTGCTTCAGGCCGAACAGCACGTCGTCTACAGGCGCCTCCGAGCCGGCGAACTCCTCCGACAGCTTGGCATAGGCCGCGATCTGCGCCTGCGCGCGCTTGTACTCTGTCGAGGTCGAGTCGGCTTTCGGGTCGAAGACGATCTCGCGCGCCTTGGCGAGCGTGGTGGCCAGATCCCCCAGCAGGGAGGTCGTGGCTTGATCCAGTTCGCTCTTGGCTTGCGCCAGCTGGTTGAGCTCGAAGCCCAAGGACTGCGAGGTGTTCGCGGCGAGGGTGGGCAGGAAGCTCTTCAGCTCGTCAGCGATGCGCTTCTTCTCGTCGGCGCTGGCGTTGAGGTAGCGTTCCAGCAGCGCGTTGACCCGCTGGGCGTCCTCGAGGGGGACTTGGCCGAACAGGCGGAAGCTGTTGAGCTTCACCTTCTCGGTAAGCTCTCCCAGCCGGTACATGGCGGCCCCGGTGGTGCCCGGTTCCGCCGCGTCGTTGACCGCGTAGGAGCGGGCAGAGGCCAGCACGTCATCGCGGGTGGTGGTGGTCTTGCCCAGCTTCTTGCGCGCGGCGTCGACCCGGTCGTTGAGCTGGTCCACCTCGTCGCGCGGGAACAGTTTCTCGAACAGGCCGATGACATCTGCCGCGCCTGCCAAGGCGGCCAAGCCCGACAGGATGAGCCCGACGACCCGTCCCCACGGGGTGGCGAAGAGCACCGCCCGCAGGGTGGCCAGCCTACCTACGGCCGGGCCAATGACTTGGGCGGCGGCCCTCACCGCGCCGAAGGCGTCCTTGAAGATCTTGAAGAAGGCCATGATGCTGGCAATGGCAATGCCGCCACCGACCACTGCCGAGGAGACGTCGCTGTCCTCGGAGATGTCCGCGTTCTGGGAGAGCAGCTCCCCGGTTCCGCCGGCCAAGCCTCCCACGACGGCGCCGGCAGCCACCCCGCCGATCCCCGCGCGCGTGCGCCCGCCGATGATGGCGCCCGTGACCGCGCCGGCCAGTGACGGGCCGGCGACCCCGGAGAGGCCTCGCTCGCCGTTAGACTTCAGCTTGATGTCGAGATCCGTCAGTTTCTCGATGGCCTTGGTGGCGCGGTCGGTCAGCGCCTCCAGCGACTCGACGGGGCCGCTCATGATCTCCGCAGAGAAGACGGTCAGCGCGGCGCCGAGGTTGGTCAGGCTGTTGGACAGCGAGCGCATCTGGACGTCGGAGGCCTCGGCCGCCGCTTCGCCAAACGTGATCCGCGAGGCCGAGGCCTCCAGCTCGTTGAAGTTGCTGATCAGGGCCTGCACGGCATTGACCGCGCGGACGTCGAACACCCGCTGCAATGACTTCTGGCTTTCCCCGCCGAAGCCGAGGCGCTTCAGTTCCGCGACCCCCGCTACCAGCGGGTTGTCCGACTGGGTGAACGAGTAGAACCGCGAGCGGATGTCCTCTTGGGACAGGTTCTCGCCGAGCTGCTCGTAGCGGTCCTTGAACGCCTTGAGGGTCTTCTCGTCCGGGTTGAAGATCTCCAGCATCGCCTGGCGCAGGCCGGTGGCGACGGTGGAGGCCTTGATACCGGCGTTGCGCAGGGTGCTGACCGCGGCGAGGTACTGCTCGGAGGTCAGGTTGAAACCCTGCGCCGTCTGCGCGCCGAGCGACAGGATGGTGCGCAGATCCTCGGCCGTCAGCTTCGAGATGTTGACCGCGCGCGTCAGCTGGTTGGCGATCGTGTTGTCATCGAGCTCGCTGTAGACGTCCCTGACCGTGGAGATCAGGTCGGCAGCGGTCGAGATGTCGGAGTCAGCCGCTGCGGCGAAGCGCGCCGTCGCCTGCAGCACCTTGGGCAGCGCGTCGGTCTCGACGCCGGCTTGCACCAAGGTCTTGGCAGCGAGTGCGATCTCGGTAACCGAGAACTTCGTGCTGAGGGCTACCGCCTTGATGGCCGCCCCGACCCCCTGCATTTCGCGGGCCGTGACGCCGGCCACTGCCTGGATGCTATACAGCTCCTTGTTCAGGTCGGCCACGCCGACAGCCATGAACCGGAAGAAGTTCAGGACTTGGTACAGCGCGCCATAGCCCAAGGCGTAGCGGAAGAACTGGCGGAACAGGCGCCCCAGCTGCCCCATGGGGGTTTCGAGGTCGGCGGCGGCCTGATGCACCCGCTGCAGGACGACGGCATGCTCGTTCAGGCGCCGGTTGGCATCGTCCATGCCGTCGATGTTGGGAGTATAGCCGCCTCCCCCGCTGCCGCCGCCAGCGCCGCCGCTGTAGGCCGCGCGCGCCGCAGCGGTGACCGTCGGCCCGGCAGCGGCGGCAGTTTGTGCCAGCTCGCGCTTCACCAACAGCAGGCGGTGATACTGGTCGACCAGTTTGCTGACTTCACGGGCCTCGCGGGGGTTAAGCTTGGAGAAGTCGAGCCGCTCCACGTCACCGGCGCTGAGCCCTTGCTTGGCAAAGATGGGAGCCGTCAGATCCTTGGCGCGGGCGTAGTCCTCCTCGCCGAGGCGAACCTTCTTCAGCAGGCCTTCGATCGACTTCTGGGCGGCGGCGGTCTCGCGCTTGCGCGCGTTGGTGACCTCGTCAAGCGCCTTCGTTTCCTGCTCAATGACGGCCTTCTCGGCCTTGCGCTGAGCCTGCAGCTGAGCGAACGCCGCGCGCGCGGAGTCCAGGTCGGCCCGGGCAGCGGTGACGCGAGGATCGTCTTCCCGACCCCCGGCGTCGACGACGGCACGCTTGAGGCTGTTTTCAAGGCGCTTGTCAATGGCCTTGAAATAGTTCTCGGCGTGGCGCCACTCGCGGTCATCGAACTGGCCGAGGTTGCCGCCGCGCGCGGCGCGCGTCTTGTTGAAGTTGTCGGCCAGCACCTGCATGCGGGCGTCGTCAACGACCGTGCCGGCCTTCTCCTTGACGTAGCGCGTGCGCTCGGCATCGGCCTTGGCGGTCTCTCGCTTCTGCTCTGCCGCATCCTTGCGCTTCTGCGCCTGCGCCTCGCGGAAGTTCTTGATCTCCTCCTCGCGCTCGGCGTTCAGCCTGGCCAGCTCATTGCGCTCGAACTTCAGCAGCGCCAGCGCTCTCTTCGCCTCGGGAGACGCGACATCCTTCAGCGCCGCCGCGTCATAGCTGCGCTTCGCCTCGTCAACCTCAAACTTTTTGAGGTTCGCGATATCCCTGAACTGGGCGTTGGTTAAAGGAGCCCTGCGCGCCGGATCCGTTCTCTCCAAGTCGGCAGCGAAAGCGCGAGCTTCCAGACGATCTCGCTCGGCTCGGCGGCCCTGCGCGTCTGCTGTCGCCTTGGCAGCAGGGGAGGGCTTGACAACCTTAGTCGCCTCCGCGACCTCATCGGAAAATCGCTGGATGTTCCGCGATGCTTGGTCGAGCGTAACCTTTGCCGCCAGCGCCTGCGGCGTGTCTCGCCCTTTCGTCCCGGCAACAGCTTGGCCGTAGGCGATGTTCGCCCGCTCTCGCGCAGCCAGCAGGAACTTCTCTTGGTCCCTGCGCTGCGGACCAGTCAGATCCTTGTACGGGATTTGCGAAAGTTCTCTTGCGCGAGATTGCAGCGATTCGAACTTGGCGTCAGCTTGGGCTTGCTTCGCGAGGCGCTCCTGCGCCTTGCGCTCCGCGCGCAGCCGGGCCCGGGCCTCGCGGCTGTTCTCTGCCGTGAGCTTGGCCGCGTTGGCCTCTTCACCGGCGCGCTCTATCTCTCTCCGGCGCGCATCGGCCTTGGCCTGCTTGGCTTCGTCTACGGCCCGCTGAGAGACAGCGGCTTCGCGCCGCTTACGCTCAGCCGCGTCGTCCCGTATCCGCGCGTTCACGTCGCGCAGGGCATTCTGGTCCCTGAGGAACTCCGCGCGCGACTCCTCAGTCCGGTACGACTTCTTGCCGTAGTCCGCGACGTTCTGGTCGTGCAGCATCTGCGAGCGCTTGGCCGCCAGCGTCAGGAATTCCTTGACGTCGACAGCCTGCGGTGCCGTCAGCTCCTGCGGGGTCTTGTTCAGCAGGGGAGAGACACGCGCGCGCGAGGCTTCCAGCCGCTCTTCGACCTGTGCCAGCTTTTCAGCGCGCTGTTGGCGCTTCTTGTCGAGGGCCTTGTATTCGCGCCGGGACTTCTCGCGATCCTTGATCTCGTTGGACGTGACGTCCGTGGCCTTGGCCGTTGCCTTGGCAAGGTCGTTCAGTTCTTTCGTGGCGGCGGCGGCAGCGATCCCGTATTCGCGCAGTTCCGGTTGTGCGGCCAGCGTGTTGGATATCCCACGCGTCAATTCTGAAATGCGCTGAGCCGTGGCGATTGTCGACTCGGCAAACGCGCGCTTGGCGCGGCTCTTACCGGCATACTCGTCAACCGTAACCAGCCCGTTCGGCCCCGTACCTGACAAGCCGCGCAGCAAGGCTATCTGCTTCGGGGCCAGCTTCAGGCCGGCAAGGGCTTCGGACTTGCGCACGACCTGGTCAATGGCATTGCCAAGGCGCAGCATGTCGTTGACAGCTTTCGCCCCGAGGTCGTCGGGGATGTCGAAATTGAGGCCCTTGAATTTGCGCTTCAGCTCGGCCGCGGCCACCTGGATATTGTTCAGGCGCTCAGCCAACGGGCTCTCGCCCGTGGTCGTCATCAGTGAATCAATCTTGGCCTTGATCCCTTCAAGGCCTTTCAGCGAGCCTTTTCCAAGCACGGCGTTGATGTCGATCGTGCCAGACTTCTTGAGCTGCTCGCGCATGCGCGCGGCAAGCGCGGCGATCTTCTTGTCGACCTTGTCCTGATCCAGGTCGAGCTCAAGCAGGCCGCGAATGATCAGCTCTTTCTCGTTCGCCACGATGACGTCTCCCGATTACATGAAGCCCAGACTGCGCAGGGCGTCCTTCGTTGCTTGCGGCATCTGCCCGGTCTCGGCGGCGGATGCTTCCATGACTGTTGCGTCGCTCTGCCCGCCCTTCATGGATCCACCCGTGCCGAACACGACGGACTCGAAGGTGGCGCCGACGCGCTGGATTTCGATCTCGATGCGGTAGCTCACGATCTTGTCGACCAGCAGCGCCGGGACTTGCGAGTAGAGCCGGTAGGCCGCGTCGAAATCGAAGTTGGTGGTGATGAGCAGGAGGGCTTCCATGTCGCGCTCGGCAATCCATTTGGACAGGCCGGCGCCGGGGCCGGCAGAACTCTTCCCGCCTTGGGTCGGCTTCGGCTGCTTGGCGGCGCGCGCGGCGCGGTCGTCGCGCAGGGCCTGCATGTCGTCGACGATGCCGATGAGCAGCTCGTCCGTCACCGGGCCGACGTGTCCCACAGCCTCCAAGGCTGAGGCCAGTTGCTGGGCGATCGGAAGCGCAGGCGAATTTTCAGCGACCTTGCCGAAAATTTCTAGAAAGAGGTAGCTGACGGGGAAGCGGTTGAGGAATCGGTAGGTGTAAAAGCTGCTGTCTGCCACGGAGGGGTTCCCCCTCCCGGCCCTGCCGGGAGGGGGAGTCCTTCATCAGTCAGCGCCGCCGGCGTAGAAGCCGATCGGGTTGGTCGGGATGATGTTGGCCAGGTGCAGCAGGTCGCCCGCGCCACTGAACTCGGCAGCTGCCGGTTCGAGCAGGTTGATCTGCAGCTCCGTCGAGGCGAATGCCTCGGCGTTGGTCTCCAGTCGCAGACCCGTTGCGATCGCCCCTTTCCAGAAGCTCCATACCAGCGGACGGCCCGTGGCGTTTTCCTTCTGGATCATCATGACCGCGAAGTAGTTCGTCTGGCTTACAGCGCCGACGGCTACCGGGCGGGACAGGAAGATCGGTGCGCCGATCGCGTAGTCGAACAACAGCGGGGTGCCGGTGTCGAGCGTGATCGAGTCGGTGGAGATGGAGGCCACGCGGCAGACGGACACCTTGTGGGGTTCGCCGGTCGGGTAGATCGTGATCAGGTCGCCGGCGGTGAAGCTGGCACCTTTGCCGGTGGGCACGTCGAACACGGTCGAGCCGGCCGACTCGGTCGAGCCCAAGGTGGTAGCGAACGCTGTCGGCGCCACGCCGCTCACGCCGTTACCGACGAGCAGGTTGAGGTTGCGGCGCGAGTATTCGCGGATGTTCGCCGTGATGGACGAACTCTGGCGGATGATCGCGGTGTCAACCAGCTTGCGGGGGAAGCCGCCTTCCAGCTGTGCAGCCTCTTGGTCGACGTTGAGGGAGACCGAGTCGATCAGGCCGACCGAGTGGGCCTCGAGCAGCTTGTTTGCCGAGGACATCGGGCCGACGCGGAGTTCCGCGGTGCCGATGTTGAACTTGTTCGTAATGGGAGAGCCAAGGGCCATGAGTATTACTCCTTTGAGTCCTGCTGAAGAATTCGTTGACGCATTCTAGAATTGAGCTTGATCGACATCGCGTTGAGGAACGGACGGGGCGGCTGGCTGGCATCGGTGCCGGTGCTGGACGTGCGGAGAATGCCGCTTTCCAGCCCCAGCAGCCGCTGCTGCATGTCCGTGCCCGACCCTGCCACATCGCTCGGATCGACAAGGCCCTTTCTTCCGAGGAGGAGAGGTCTACGCACCAGCTCATCCAGCGGAAAGCTCATGTGTCCCGCAGTCACTTTGACGCGGAACGAAATTTCTCTTTTTCGCCCCTTCCCGGGGCTCGTCTCTTTCGTGTCGTGGGTGGCCGACACTGCCGGAGTCCGCATGCCGGCGTACGAGCGGTACATGTGGCCGCGGTACTTGTGGAACACGCCGGCGCCGAGCCCCGTCTTCTCCTTGTGCCGCGCGTACTTCGCGCTCAGCGGAGACCAGCCCGGGCGCAGGTGAAGACCGGCGGTAGCGCCGCCGCCTGTCACAATACCGATCGCATTGAGCGGGCTGTCGGCATCGCCGACGCCGCCTTTCAGCACTTCCTTCACGTTCTGGACGGCAGCCTCGAACGTCTCGTGGACGATCCGCCCGGTGCGCGCGACAGTCGGCGCGATCATCTCGCGGTCGATCTTTTTGTTGAGCGTGAACGAGCCGTGAAGGTGGAGTGCCAAGTCCTCCCTCAGCGACCTCAAATTCAGCGTCAACTTCGTAGCCATCAAGCCGTCCTGGCAGCGCAAGCCGAGATGGAGAAAAACCGGATCCCCGACATGTTGTCGTACTGCTGGGGGGACAGGACGTTGCCTGTCACGAGCATGTACCCCGTCTGGGCGCCGGCCGTTGACCCACTATAGTCGGCAATTGCAATTGTCGCACCTACCTCGAATGCTTTACCCAGCTCGTTGTTCAGGACTGCCATCACATAGTTGCCCGCGTCCAGGACCGTCTTGCAGCCGACGAGGAACTCCAGCCGGTAGAGCGGATCGCGCGGGTCGGCCACCAAGACCCCGAACTGCCACAGCAGGGCGGGGGAGTCAGACTTCAGCACCTCATCTGTCTGGACGAGGTTGTCGATCTCCACGCCCTGCAAGTCAGTGTAGCCGGTGGACGCCTTGATGGAGGTCACCAGGTCATTCATGATCTTGTCCAAGGTGGACTTCACATGCAGGCGGAAATCGTTGCCGCTCATGCGCCTATCCTCTTGCCCTTGGCCGAGGTGAAGCTGAGCGTGCTGTAGACCTCGTCGATACTGTAGCGCCCGCCGCCGGCAGCGGCGTCAACGTCCACGTACATGTCCGTATCGAGCGTAAGGCCTTTGGCGAACGTCAAGGTCAGCAGGGAGAACTCTGTCTCCTCGAACTTCTTCGACGGTGCCGCGGCGTAGCGGTCGATGTCGATCCACGTCGAGAACAGATCGGTGACGCCGTTCTTGACCTTGATCCCGGCGGCGTTCGTGGTAGACAGCGTCGCCTTGCGCACGGTGCAGCGGTACGGCGCTTCCTGCAGCAGGTACGTGTAGCCGTAGACGTTGCCGAACCGCACGTCGGAGTTTTCCTTCTCCAGCAGGAAGGTCTCGAAAGCGTCTCCCACGCGCAGGATGGTGGCCTTGGCCATGTCCAGCCGGTGCTCGAACGGTACGATCAGGATCCGCTTCTTCTGCCCGAACGTGCGCTCCGTGACGAAGCGGTCGAACACCAAGAGGCTGCCCGTGCAGCCTGTGTCGACCCATTGCTTGGTGGACGAGTTCCAGCGCGTCACGGCAGAGGTGGCGAACTTTCCTAGCGCCCTGGAAAGCTTCATCAGACGTTCGTCACAGGATCGTAGTCAGGCACCGACACCTGCATGAGGGCGATGCCAGAGGTGAAGCTCGGGGCGTTGTTCACCGCCGTGTCGAGGGCCGCGCGGTACTTCTGGCGGCGCGCGCCGGCCAGTTCCGCGGCCTTGGCCAAGTCGATCTTGGCAAATCGGTTCATCTGGTTCTTGCCGTCGCTCACTATCTGCGGGACGGTGAGGAACCGGTTGGCCAGTTCGTAGGCGCAGAACCACTGGGCGTACAGCACCAGCAGGTTCTTCAATCTGACTTCGTCCGTTGTCGGAGAAGTGGTGGTACCGGCCGTGTAGAGGGCGGCATGCCCGCTCAACCACTCGTCCAGGTCCACGAGGAGTTCCAAGGAGAGGTTGGAATCGAGCAGGATGCTGTCAGGGCAATCCTGCTCGTCCACCCCCAGACATGCGCGAACGGCCGCCGTGTTGGTGTAGCTCGTCAGCGCTGCTGCCATGGGATCAGTCCTTCACGATGACCACGAGGCCGGCTTGAATCTGCGACTCGAGCCAGCTGTGTTTCTTGGCGGGGCCTTCAACCTTGATGCCGTCGCCGTCCTTCGGAATTCGCACGCCGCCGTCCTGATACCACAGGCCGCCGCCAGACACCTTGTCGGTGCACCTGACACGGATCATGGTGGAGCGAGGCTCCTGCTGGGCGGGCTTTTCAGACCCTGCTTTTACCAGCTCGTCTTTGCCGGCATCGTCCTGCCCGGCCTTCTTGATTTCTTCTGCCATGAACATGCTCCTTGCTTGAGGGAAAAAGGCGGGGGAGTTGCCTCCCCCGCCGCTTCGTCAGACCGTCAGGTCATCAGGTCGTCAGCGTCATCACCGAGAACGCTTCGTCGTACAGGCGGTGCGAGTACTCGCCATAGTCGATACGGAACGCCGTCGCACGGCGCATCAGGTACTGCTCGATGGCAGAGTACTGAGCCTGTGCGTTGATCACGCGGCGGATACCGTAGCGGGTGTCCAGACCCACAATCGTGTTGGCGGCGACGACGCCGTCAGCCACGATCAGGATCGGGGGCGAAGCGACCGACAGGTTGTCCACGGTCATGTCGACCGCGAAGTTCGAGCCTTCCGCCACGTACCGGGTGCTGTCAACCGGCTTGCCGGTGCGAGCCTCAATCGCCATGGCCACGTCGAGCGTGGTCAGGATGCGGTTGATAGACAGCTTGCGGTAGTTCTGGCGCAGGTACTTCACCCACGCCTTGTGGGTGATCACGCCGGAAGCCACGATCGACGAGTCGAGCGTCGGTGCCTTGAAGGTCGGCAGGGCCGACATGCCGCGGTCGGTGTCGCCGGAGATGATGCCCGCGATATGCTCTTCGACGTTGCGCACGCGCTCACCGCGGGCATGTGCCCCGAGGATCAGCGTGACGAGGTCAAGCGTCGTGGCTTGCTGAGCCTGGTCGGAGATCATCAGACCAATCGACTTGGTCGTGATGTTCCGGCTGTACTCGCTCACCGTGATGCTCACCAGCGTATCGGGCGGCGCCAGCTGGGCGATCGGGTTGGCGGCCACACCTTCAGGCGCGGTCACGTTGATGACCGGCTGCTCGAACTTCGGCCCGTTGATGCTGGTCGTCTGTGCAATGCACTTTTCCCAGCCCATCAGGAAGTCGTCGTTAGAGACGCGCAGCTGCGACTCGATCGTGCGCATGATGATCTCAGGGAACAGCAGGCGGCCCGAGGGGGTCGTGTTGCTCGAGCCATCGTTGCGCGTGATCGCGCCGATCTGGATCCCTTCCGAGATCACGGCCTTCATGGTCGGCGGCTTCAGACCCGTGAGGGTATCTTCGCCGAGAAACATGCCAGCCGAGGCCATGAACTGGCCGATGACGGAGCCGTACTTGACTTCGTCGGTCTTGTCGCCGTGTTCTTGGGTAAGGTACTGCGACAGGGTAAGACCGCGCTCGCTCGCGACAAGGTATTCCTTGGCGTTGAACTCGACGTCGGCCAGCTTCCCTGCGCGGTCCCGCAGTTTGTATCGGGTTTGCAGATCGCTCATTGCTGTGTTCCTTTTTCCGCAGGGTTATCAGACGCGCTCGAGGAGGACAGTCGATCCCGCTTCACCGTCGGTGAGCAGGCGAATGATCCGCCACATGAACGAGTTGGGGGTGCGCACCGTGTAGGTGTAGGCGCCGGAGCCGAGCTGCGAAGCAGCCGTGCCGGGCTTCACCAGAGCCAAGTTGCTGTTGACTTGCGTGCCGACGGCTTCCTGTGCTGCCGCTACCACGAAGTTGCCAACTGCTGCGCCGGTGACACCGGACGCCAGCTTGGCCAGCATGCGGCCATTGCGCTGCACCGAGCCGAAGCTCACGCCGCCATTGACCGTGACCGGCTCCATCGACACGACGAAACCTTCGATCTCGTCGCCGTTGGTGCACAGGATGTAGTTGTTGGCCGAGCTCATCTTGACAGCTTTGCCAACTTCCTCGTTGCCCCAGCCCTGCCCGCTAGTGCCGAGAGCTGCGTCCGTGATGTCCGAGAACGGGTCTTGGACTTTTGCGTTGAACCGAAAAGTGCTCATTGGATGCTTTCTCCGTTAGCCGTTGTTTTGAGGACGCGCGCCAGTCAGGCGCTGCTGCGCCGCCAGGAGCGTGTCGTTCTGTGCGGATGCGGCGGCGGTGTCGAAGTCCTCGTTCTGAGGAACCTTCGCCGTGGCGCCGACCGGATAGCGCTGGTTGAACAGCGAGTAGGTGCGGGTGTACTGAGCCAGCACGGTGCCGACGTCAGCGCTTTCGATGTTCATCGGAACACCGCCGAGGCCTACCTGCATGCGATTGATCGCTTGAACAGCGATCTTCACCAGCGCGCCTTCCGTAGCCGCGTGGGCATCGCGCGCCCGCTCGGCCTGCTCAAGGCTTGCCTTCGTGTTCGCCAACTGCACGGTCAGGTCAGAGACCTTGGCGAGCAGGTTGTCGAGCATTGCCATGCTGCCTACGGCTTCAGCTGCGGGAGCGGGAGCTACCGGTGCTGAAGCCGCTTCGGGAGCTGGCGGGGTTTCAGTGGAAGCTGTCGCGGCGGTCTCGGCAGGAACGCCCTGTCCGTCGTCGTCAACTTCCACGGTCATGCCGGGCTGATTAACGACTTCGGCTTCGGGAGCGCCTGACGCGATCGCGGCAGTCGCCGCCTCGGTCAAGACTCTCTTTTTTGCCATGGGGATGTCACCTATGTGCGTGCTGTGTGAGGGGTTCAAGCTGCGGCTGCTGGACGCCCTGACCTTCTTCGAAATGACCGACATGGCCGCATCGAAGCTGGCTACGGAATCCACCAGCCCAACCGTCACGGCTTCAGCGCCGACAAAGACGCGTCCCTCCGCAGCGGTGGCCTTCAAAGCGCTGACGGACGTGCCACGGTTCTCAGCAACGGTCTCGAGGAACACGTCGTAGATCGCGTTCATCTGAGACTCGATCTGAGCCCTGGCCTTCTCGTCGAGCTTCTCGTAGGGGCTGCCGAGTGCCTTGAACTCGCCAGCCCGCAATACTGTTACTTCGATGCCGTCCTGCTTCAGCATCTTCTCGTAGCTCGCGTGCACCGTGATGACTCCGATGGAGCCGACGGTGGCAAGCTTCGAGGCAAAAATCTCCCGGCCCACCGAGCCGAGCCAGTAGCCGCCGGAGGCCATGCTCGTGCCGGTGTAGACGAACACCGGTTTGGCCTTGGCGTCGACCTGTTTCAGGAAGTCAGACACGTCGCTGATGCCAGAGGCTTGGCCTCCGGGGGTGTCCATGTTCAGGACAATGCCGTCTATCCCGGGCGTTTCCATCGCGGCGAACACGGCGCTGCGGATCTCGTCATAGGAGACGCGGCCCATGTAGCGGTTGTACTCGCTGTAGCGCGTCACCAGTTGGCCGCTGATATTGATCAGCGCAAGGTTGTCGGCGCGCGACACCATGTAGTGGCTGTCGCCGAACTCGCGGTCATCGTCCTCGGCAAGGACATGCTGCTGCGTCAGCGCGTGCAGATCCGACACGGACATGGACTGGATCCGCGCCTCGGTGCGCATCCACGTCACGATGCCGTTCTCGTCGCCCAGCCAGACGTTTTCTCCCAGATCCCACTTCATTGGCTCTTACCTCCCGCTTTTTGCGGGCTTCCTGATTGAAGGGCGCGCCCCTGAGGGTCACTATTCGGAGATGCCTTGGTCGCGTCAATCCCAGAATTGCCGCGCATGAACCCGGTGCCGCTCAAGGGTGGGGCGCCCGGCGCGCGCGGGCCGGTGCCCAGCGCCTGCGCGGCTTCCTCGTCGGTGAGGAATCCTTCCGAGAGCTGCTCCAAGATGCGGGCCTGGTGCATCGTCTTGAAGGCTTCCAGCTCGTCCTCAGGTCGCAGGTTGATCGGGGAGAATGCGAAGCGCACGTAGGTGTCAACGCCGTACATACGCACGGCGAGCGTCAGGATGCGCGACATCACCTCTTCGACCGGGCGCTGGATGCCGCGAGCCACCTTGAGAAACACGAGCGACTCGGTGTTCGACAGGGACTGCGAGCCCGACAGGCGCAGGCCGAGGATGGAGGGCGAGGTCTTCAGCGCGGTGGCGAGCTGGCCGCTCACGGCGTTGAGCAGCGGCACGTAGTCGGCCTTCTCGCCTTCGGCCTTGAGCAAGGACACCTCAGCGGAATCGTAGTGCACCAAGGCATCTTCCGGGTTCAGCGCTTTCAGCGCATCCGTCACCTGCGTCTGCACCGCGTCCATGTAGGCTTGGAGCTTCTGCGGATCGGCCTTGGCCTCCTCGGGGGCAGAGGCAGCCACCTGCTCGGCATTGATGGCGACGGTCAGGCGAGAGTGGCCTTGGCGCCGCACCGCGCGCCGCATGTCTTCGAGGAACTCGTCGAAGTGGTAGCTGCTGTTCAGGGCTGCCGAAAGCATGGTCGTCGCATAGGCCTTGGAGGCCTGCTTGTGCATCTCGGAGACGAAGAAATTCGGGATGTCCAGCTTTATCGGATCGCCGACGTCCGACAGCTGCTGCGGGTACTTCGTGCCGTCCCCGCGCGAGATCCACTCCAGCGTCTCGTATGGCACGACGTTGATCCGCTCCGGCATGCGGAACTTGTCCAGCACCAGTTCGCCGGCAAACGCGCCGGTCTGGATCACCTCTAGCAGCGCTGTCTCGATCGTCGAGGCCAGGCTGCGCTTGTCGGCGTAGCCTTTCGAGTAGTCGTACAGGGTGTCCAGCCCGGCCAGCACGGAGCGGGCCATCATGGTGCCCGGCTCGCTGAACTGGTGGTTGGCCGTGTCGTAGGCCGAGACGTTGTAGCCGGAGTTGGCGATCTCGACGAACGAGAAAATGCTGGCGGAAACGGTGCCGTTGAGCAGGTCGAGGGCGCGTACCGAGGCGACGTCGTTGTTCTGCGACCGGATCGACAGAATGGACTTGTTGGCTGCCCGCGTATTGTCGCGCGGGATGATGTCTCCGCTGGCTTGCGAGGACGCAGGCGTCCTCGACTGCGCCTTGTTAACGAGGCGTGTCGGCAGGATGACCTTCTGGTTGGGTTCTGCCACTTATCGGCCCTGCTGCCAGTGGGGATGTTTGCAAGCATAGATCATAGTCGCAATTTCCTATCGTCGCTACTAGGGTCGAAACCTGGCGTCTAGTTTGAGACGCAGGGGGTCAAATTCTTCCATTTTATCTGCGGATTCTGTGGAGAGAGCCACCTTTCCCATCATCGGAACGCTGGCCACGACATGCGTATCTCCCAGCCCGCCCACCATCATGTCGAAGGCGATCTGGCAGTAATTCAGCGAGTGCCCGAAGTGGTCGTCACCGGTCACCACCCATGTGGAGATCAGCTCGCCTTGGTCGTTGCGGTTGTCGACCCGCTTCAGGTTGCCGAGGTGCTCCTTGATCAGGTGCAGCTCGGGGCCTTTGCACAGCGTGGTCTTGCCGGAGTTGATGCGCTTGGCGAGGTTGTCCAGCGTGCCGGTGCGCGAGGCATTAAGGATTCCCTCCTCCTCCTTGAAGTTGAAGTTCTCCAAGGTCGCTTTCTGCTGCCTGACGTAGTAGCAGGCCCAGACGTGCCCCAGCGGGCGGTTGGCCACGAGGAACTTCGAGACCGAGATGTCAGGCCCGGCATCCACCACGCCTTTCACGCAGCCGAACACCTTGATCAGGTGCAGCACCCGCTCGCCGAGGTAGTTGGCGCCGTCTTGGCGGATCCGCTCGGCGTAGATGACGCGCGCTTCTCCGTTCACCGGCGCCATCACCGTGAACCAGCTGATCTTGCCCACGTCGAGCCCGAAGCTCGTGCGCGTGGCGAGACGCATGTCCTTGTCGTCATCGCCCGGGCGCGGCAGGGAATGGTGCACCGCGTAGCGGTCGATCATGTCGGCCAGGAACGAGGTCTCGGAATCCGAGTAGGGGTAGCCGAGCTTGAAGTTGACCCAGTCCTTCTTGCGCTCGTAGTCCGTGATCGTCTGGATCGTGCGCGCGATCGGGTTCACGACCGGCACGTCGGTGGGCAGGATCTGGTAGCCGCGGACGGTTCGACTCGGGTGCTTGTGCACCCACTGACGTTTGGACGGGTTGCACAGGTTCTCGTGGCTGATCGGCGCCTTGCAGCTCGAGCAGCGCACAAAGGCCTGCGTCACCTGCACGCCGGGCGCATGCAGATCGTCCTTCTCGAACAGCGTGAGGTTGCCGTTGAAGCCGGGGATCTCCACGTCGCTCAGCAGGTTGAGGGCCACCCACTCGCCGCACGCATCGTGGCGCACAAGGTAATGCGCCTGCGAGGATTCGTCGAACATCTTGTCGATGCCGAACTTGTCCACGGTCGGCGTGGAGAACGAGCGTTTGTAGTATTCGCCGGGCTTGGAGTGGCCGAGGCGAGAGTTGAACGTCGTGAGCGTCGTCTGGTCGCAGAAATCCACCTCGTCCTGGAACAGGCCTTGAGCCGGCACCGAGATCGCCGCGTTCTGCCCGTAGGAGCCGGCGATGTACAGGAAGCTGCGACCGAACTGCTTCAGCTCGGAGCTGTCGACGTCAGGGTTCAGCATGGACGACAGCGTCTGGCTTTCCGCTACGACAGGGTCGATGCGGCCCTTGGAGAACTTACTGGCGAACCCCTTGGTCGGCAGCACGTAGATGATCGTGATGCGCTTGGACAGCGCCATGATGCCCAGCACCAGACGGACCCACATCTCGGAGGCGCCGACCTGCGAGCATTTGCGCACCACCACCTCGTCCGACATGTCGGAGATGATCTCGACTTGGTACTCGTGATCTTTGAACGACCACAGGCGCGCG